CCCGTGAACTCGACAATGAACGTACCAGTAGCAGCTTGAGTCAGGAAACTCAGTGTCTGGCTGGCGGTACTTGTTACCGCTTTCGGCGTGTATTCAGCTGTAGCAGCTTGCGCAATAGCAAACAGCGATTGCGATATCGTGCCCGAACTTGTACCTGCGGAAAATTCAGCAGTTGCAGCTTGGGTTATAGTACTTAAAGTTTGGGATATCGTGCCTGAAAAGTTATTTCCGGCAACAACCAGATTACCGGAGCTACTCCAATAGGAGGCCCCTGCGGTGGATGTTACCTCTATCTCTGCACGATAAGCATCACCAAAACCTGTTTCGCCAGTCTTATAGAAACTCGCAGTTAATTTATTGAGAGTGTCCCAATCCCAACCACCTGCGGGTGCTGTTAAGGTGGCATAAGAGCCCCACTCTCCGTCTGCTACAACACTAGTACAAACAGCATTGCCAAGCACCTCCGAGCCTTTTAAAACTTCAACATGGAGCTCAGTGACGCCATCAAGAGTATAAACATATACTCTTGCGCGGACTTGAGTAATCACCCCACCACTGGTTGGGGCATTTGTTCCCTCACCGCGCAGCCAATAACGAGCTGGAGTACCATCGAGGGTAGCAGAAGCCTCTGCAAAAGTTATGGTACTTCCGTCAAATGCATTACCGATATTAGTCCATCCACCACTGTGTTGGTATGGGCTTACAAAAGACGCATCAAAATAATAAGTGTTTACACCACCAACACTTGGCGCGGGAACAGCAACTGAGATACCAGAAATAAGAACATCATGTACAACATCCAGGTTGCCACTGGAAACGATGGTGCTATCAATTGCGGTTGGGCCAGTCAGCGTCCTTGCGGTATCAAGCGTAACATTCCATTCAACCGCACCAATAGAACCAGTTGCTCTGGATGCAGGGGCACCACCCGTCTTGGTGGTGTAAAACTCAAGCTCAACATTTGCACCACTTGGAGTACCAAGCAGTGATGCGTCCCAGTTTATGGAAATTAGCTGACCAGTCAGACTTGTAAGCGTACCAGTGGCAATAGCTGTTCCGCCATTGATACGAGTACCACTTTCAAGAAGGTAAACAGCATAGGCAGGGTTGCCTGTGCCATTCCACTTTCTTGCGTATATCTTGAAGTTCTGAATCCCCGCACCCGTCAGGGGATTGGATGCAGGAGTTGGGAAACTGACAATGCAAACGGTGTCTGAATTGTTATTTGAGGGTGTTAACCAGAGACCGTCCGGTGAACTTGCATCTTCATCGATGTCGGTTACTGACCCAGTAAGGTTTGTCTGGGTCAGTAGTGCATCAGGTGCAAGACGGGTTGCCATGAATTATGCCTCAGACATGGTAACGATCCAGCTTCCGCTGACGTTTATTGTATCTCCTGCACCGATAGTCAATGTGTCAATATTCAAATCACCACCAGATACGGCAAGCGTGCCCTGGAGCACCACGGTACCGCCACTGGTCTTGGCGCGGAAGTGTTCCGCAGTACCTGCGGTCGCACTGGATTCTCCGGTAATTGAATTAGCAGTCGCAGTGGCCTTATCCGTACCATCAGTTGCACCCCCGAACGCAGTTGCGTTCAGAGTTAGTGTACCTAACAGTGTACCTGCATCTGCAGTCTCACAAGTGGCGGGCACAGAACCCGATCGGATATACAGGTGTCCGCTATTAAGTGTTGCGAGTAGTGCGTCCAGTGCCGCAATGACACCGGACGTACCCATCCTGATTGCCATATCTAAATAGGCTCATCAAACGGAAGCGGATAGGGCTTCGGATGTGGCTCTGGAACAGGTGGAACCGGCTTTTCTTTCTTAGCCATAATGATCTACTCCTATCAACTTGTTGGCAGACTAATGGTCCAACCAGTAATTGCTACGGTTCCGCCGATTACAATCATATCGTCGTCGAATACCAAGTCTGGTGTGTCGCCAGCTACGCCAGCAGAACCCTGGATAATACCAGTTGCAATCGTGCCAGGAGTCGTTACAGCGCCAGCCCAGAAACATCCAGCTTCGCCAGTATCTGTAGCGGATGTATCAGAGGTAATGGCAGCAGCAGTAGCCACCGACGGCGAAGCAGTCGTAGCTGCTCCGAAGCACGGCGTGCTAGTAACCAGTTTAGCCAGCAAAGCACCAGCTGGGGTAGTTGCTGCATCTGCGTTGGTTGTACCGACAAAAACGTGGATTTCACTGGTAGTAAGAGCATCCAGGGAATCTACAAGGGTATCTAGCATCGCTTTAGCAGCGGCATTGCTAATTTTTGTTTCAGAAGCCATTCATATATCTCCTATGGTCTCGTTACTTCCTTATTAAAGGCAACAATGCCTTCGATTAAACGGGTTACGTCGCCCGAAGCGTCTTCTAATTCTAAATCATAGACTCCTTCATCGAAGTCCAGAGCTGCAGTTATTTCATCTGCAATAGTAATTTGGATTTCTGCTGTAGCTACATCGATAATTATATCGCCTCCCGCAGAAGTAAGGCTAACTAATGTCGTGGTATCTCCTATATCGCCACGAATGTCCATGCGGGCTATCCAACCGGCTAAACTTTTGGGTACGATCCAATGGACACAGCCCGTACCAGAAGCATAGGACTCACCAATAGTGCTCAAATCCACAGTAAAACTATTAGCGTCCACATAGGTGGCAAGGACTTCTTTGCCTTTTGTATTCATGCTACGAGCACCACGTACATCATCGATGTACACTGGGATTGAACCAGAAGAAGGCAGACCATGCGCGGAGATGGTTATTGTCGTAGGGCATCCTGTGTTAACACTTTCTATTTCCCGCACGACTTTACCGCCGCCATACCAATTAAACTTTTTTACAAAAGTAGCACCTTGCTCTAAGGTAATGTCTATGCGTTTAGCTGTCATGTTTCACCAGGAGAATGCAACTTTGCGTTTACGGTCTTCACGGGAAGCTTTTTCTCTTTTTGCCAACGCTATAGCATCGGTAAATGCTCCACGGAACTCTGCGGCTTTAGTGCCCTCAAAAGTTTCTACATCTTGTTTCATAAAGGCTTTGTATTTTACCCAGTTCAGCAGACAAAGATGATACTGGTCAGCTATCTCTAAAATACTGTCTTCGTCTTTGACTTCATTTAGCGGTAGTCTCTTTATGAAAAGTTTTAGGCTACCTGCTGTATCCGGAATGGGATACAGCTGAATTTCTTTTGCCTCTACATCTGTAATGATATACGACAGAGACCCGGTTAGAGTGTCGTCCAGAGTATTCAGGAAACGTGCGCCGTAATCATCTACTATGGCATTGTTTATGTTGTCAAAATTACGTACGCCAATAAATTTATTGTCTTCGTCTTGCGCTCCACTGATACGCAGAATACGCGAATCATATTTTTTGAATTGGTCGCCTATTTTATAGGTCATTCTTGTAAGGCTGGATCGGCGGTCGGAAAGGCCGCCGATCTCGCGAACGAAAATTTCTTGCGCTTCGTTCAGATAGATAAAGAACTCTTTATCCGACCATAGGTATGGTTCGGATATATCGTCCGTTTCCAGGCGAAAGAGTTCCAGGAGCTTAGTCGGGGTCATTGATAATCGCCATTGCTTCTTGCAATTCGCTCTTATCTACACGGAAATCTGCCTCCTTACTAAGCTTGTTCAGATTAATCGCTCCGGCTGCGGTAAAGTCATCACGATCATTACGATCGGTTATCTTATGGATGGCTTTTATGATTTCGCCCATACGATCCGTTGGCTCAGCAGGCTGAACTGGGTCTGGCGCTATGTTTTCCGCTTTTTTAGCAGCATTGATCGATGCTGCAACCTGATCGGCCAGTTCGTCTTCATCTACATGATTTTCAGGTTTCTCGCCTTCGACAAAAACAGCGCCGATATTCTCGCAAGCCTTAACAGCGATGGGCGGCACATTTACTGGTTCATCTTTTACAAAACGTATTGCGTGTCCTAACGTAGTAGCAAAGACACGATTTTTTCCTAGCTTCATTAATGGCATGGCTCAGTTTCCTTGTGTTACGTAAAGACGAGGGGAGCGAACTCCCCTCGCGCATTACTTACGGCTGTACTTCATTCGCACGGCCATCGATGACATACTCGATGACAAGACGACCTACGAAAGTAGTCAAGACCGCTGTTTCAACTTCGACATCCACAGTATCTGGAACCGTTGTTTTTGCAGCAGTTTCAGTTATAAAGGTTCGACTTGCTGGCGTTGAAGCCGTAGCTGCCAGCAATACTGTAGAACCAATCAGAACTTTGATCGTACCACCACCAGTATCGGCAGTGATAACTTCAAGCACCCCGCCAGTAACGATAGCGTTGCCAGGCAAATCAATTGCCTCGTAAACAGCTACGGCGGGTATGTTCGTAAAGTTAAGGTCGATAACTGCAACCAGGGGCCACTGACGACCGAGATCTTTAGTAATAGCCATTATCGGTCTCCTTTAGTCTGCAACATAGCAGGTAATAACGCCGTGATCCTGAACGGTGTTGCCTGCATATTGGCTGTTAAACTGAGGCTTCAGGAAGCCCAGCATTTTACCAACTGAAACAGCTGGCTGGTTATCGAAATCGAATTCTTTCTCGACCCAATATGGATTGCCGATGTCAGCAAAGGCAAGAGCCTGAGCACCACACATCAGAATCGCAGAACCCGGAACTGCACCGCTACCCCAAGTGGAACTATGCGGTACATGGCGGAACTCATGGATTACCAATCCGTCTACGTTGACAGAACCACCACCAAACAACTTAGCATTGGTACCGGCAGCAGTCGAGTGACGCAGGTTCAGCATGTAGTCGTTGTCCATCTTCAGATTAGCCATACAAGTTGGCGTTACGAATACATGGAACATTTCATCGAGTCCGCCTTCAGGACGTAGACCACGAACATACTGGTTTTTGGCCAGTTCGCGCATACGTACCAGGGTTTCCCAAGTGATTGTGTCATCTGCAATTATATCCGTGGTTGCGCCACCGACGACTAAGCCAGTAGTAGCATCCCACTGTGCCCGGCGAAGAGCTGTTGGAGCTACAACATCTGCTGCAAATTCCAGATACGGCAAGTCGGAACCAACACGAGTTTCGCCATTTGGCTTCAAGGTGTAAGCAAATCCACCCATGGTTAGAAATGCCATTTGGTCAATACGATCTGCCAGCCAGTAAGCAAGCTTATCGCGGCTATTGCCACGAAACTCGACGACTGTCTTCTGATCGGCCATGCGACCCTTGTTCCTGTTAGCGTGACGAAGCTGATCAATCCTGATGACCTGGTCATAGGACTTCATCGCTTCCTCATTGCCTTCCAAGGTCCGATCGCCCGCGGTGCCATCACCTTCCAGATCGGAAAGCAAAGTAATTACAGCGCGTGCGCCTTTTTCTGTCTTTTTCAGTTCGGTGATGCGTTGAATCATCGCATTCGGGCCGGTGCCCGTGAACTGATTCATAAATGAGTGATTGCGGGCCTGCTTCCACATATCCATCGACCAGATGGTTTTAGCTTCGTCAGTCAACGCCGCAAAGTTTGTATAGGCCATGCCAAATACTCCTTGTGCAAATTAAGCTGATGGTATGCTGGGTATCGCCCCAACGAAGCGGCTGCAAATGTGGGCCTTTAGCTTGCCTCGCCAACTGTCGTATGGCGATCTCGGACTCTGATATTAAACTAAAAAAACTAGCCCCGCAAGCGGGGCTTAGTGTTTAGTCTTGAAGTTCGTCTTTGACAACTCGTTCGACTTGTCTTGCATAGGCAGTAAGGACTTTCTGTTGCAGCTTCGACATCTTCTCATTCTTACCAGTTTGCGCATGGATTACTCCAGGATCGCGCATTCCTTCAACGAGATCGGTAAGACGTTTTCTGGCTTTCTCTAGATTTGGCATTTCAAGCTCCTTTTAGTGGATCATCTATGATAATAAGACTAGCGTTTTTGCCCTGTAATTGGGAACCTAAGAGCATCGACGCAGCCATCGTTTTTCCGTAACGTGGCGGAACGTTCAAAATCCTTCGCCCAGTCGATGCCGAACCACCAGACTTTTTTACGGCTTTCTTTTCATCCCTGTTGTGCATAGCATGTTCAACGGCTGCTTCCTTTGCCCGGGCGCGAATCTGATCCCACTCTTCCTGCGAAGGCGGAGACTCGGGCAAGGTAGCAGAGCACATGTCAACCAGAAAGTCGCGAAGACAGTCGAAGTCCTGTTCCTTGATAGAAGGTTCAGGCGAGATATCTTGCCAGACCTGTTTGTCTAATCGTTTGCCAGTATGTTGCGCTAATTGCGTTGTTGCAAATTCTTTAAAACCTTCTCCAGTAAACATTAGTGCACCTTCAGCGTATCGTCACGAAGTTCAGCTTTCTGTACTTCGGTCAGTTTGTCGAACTGTGCCTGGGACATCTTCAGCGGACTTGGTAGTCCGTCATCGCGGCCAGCCTTGTCAGAATTACGACCTACGCCATCGAGATTGGTAGGCGTTTTGTTGACAGTATCAAGCGCTTTCTTTTGCGCATTGAGCTTGCGCTCCAGCTTCACTTTTTCAGACTTATTATCTTCGCTGACAGGCTTTTCGGCCTTGTTACCGAGAACATAGTGAACAGCTTTATTCAGAGACGCGACCAGGCTCATACCTTTTGCTTCAAAGGCGCCCATAAGCATATCGATCTCGTCTGAAACGTCTTTACTGAAGTCAACAGCATCTGGATTCATAACCGGGAATTTAGCCTCGAAAGCTGCAAGTTGCGCATCATAGCGAACCTGTTCCACAGCAGCTTTGCCCATGGCGGTGCTTTTTTCCGCGATACGCTGATCGATCAACGCATTGCGCTTGGCGTTTAGTGTCTTGCGTATGGCCTTGGCTTCAGCAACTTCGCCTTCGAGTAAGTGGGTATCGACCTTGTCTTCCAGCTCTTCGATTTCCGCTTCGAGCATGTCGACTGTAATAACATCTTTCTTGGTCGCATTTTCGAGCGCAGCGATACGTGCCTTTAGAGCATCGTTTTCTGCTTTAGCAGCTTTTCGGGCGTCGTCGAAACGCGCTTTGGGAACTTGTAAGTCCTCGTCTACGGGAGCACCTGGCTCGTCTTCTTCCTCTTCGAGGACTTCCTCTTCGAGGACTTCCTCATCTTCCTCTTCTACGACATCACCACGGGCGATAGCTGCAAGGCGTTCTTCTTCAGCAGGAGATACTTCTTTCTCATCTTTCATTTGGATTTCCTCGGCTCAGTTTTAGTCTTAGCAACAGCAGTTTTTTGCTGCGCTATTTTTGCCATCTCCAGACGTTCTTTGGACGCCAGTTCGGCATAACCCAGTTTTATCTTTTCATCGATCTCGTATTTAGACTTGGCAAGATCGGCTTTCACTCTCAGTTGCGTTTCAGGGTCGATCGGCATATTAAGCTCTTGCTGACCTTTTGCTGCGTTAATCATCTTAACTCTGGTATCCGCATTGTTCCTGGCGGCATCTGATTCCTTAACACGAACATCTGCCATACGATCTGCCTGTTCGATCTGTTTGTTTTGCTGCGCTTCGGGGCTGTTTTGCTCGTCTTCGATGGCCTGGATAATTTCTGCCTTGTTCGTGAGACGACTTGTCTTGATCAAAACAGAATCAGGTATTGGGATATTCAGCTCCTTACGCATCTCCACCCCTTGGGCGAATGTGCTATCTTCAAGTGTATCCCTTTCAGGTTGATTTGTCACGACAATGGCGTATTCACCAAGCGTTAAATCATTGATAATTTTACCTTCCGGAGAGACTTCATTTATCAGCATGGGTTCTGATTTTTTACGCAGCGGATCAGTCGTAATAAAGATGAGTCGCTCTTCAGAATAATACGTTTGCACCAAGTCCAATAGCACCTTGGCGAGGTAGTGGTCAGAGCGGTTCAGGTTATCCTGAACAACCGCGAAATTAGCACTGGCTTTTACCTGGTTCGCTTTCAGTGCTTTAGCTGATACATCTTCCCGTGCGAAACCGGTATTGGCATCAGGCTGCCCGGATATCGTCTTGATGTGCTCTTCGGCCTTATAGGAAATACGCTCCAGACCAGTCGGCACTTGGTTCGGTGTTATTTTCTTAACATCATCGACTTCATCGACTTCCAAAACGAGGCCGGTCATAGCGCCTCGTTCTTCGAGTTCAGCCATGGTCATGTTATGCAGGGAGCCTGTCTTGACAATCCAGCCTGAATTTGCAGTTGTGTTTACAACATGAAGCTCCTGAGAGCTCACTTTGTTAACCAGCATTTGGGGGTCTAACAGGTTCTCAACGACTCCGATCGTAGTACCACGACGGAAGTACGGGAAGAAAGGTATAACGGTGAAGTGCTTGTACGGACTCCAGTCGTCATGCAGAACTTCCATACCCGCACAGACAGTCCACCGGATACGCGGAGCAATGCGCTTGATCGTTCCGTATTCTTGGTTTATATCAAGAAACTGGTTTAGCTCTTCCGGTGTCCAGTCGTCAGGTATATCACGTATATCACCAGTAGTCAGGTTAACCAGGCATTCGCGCTTATCCAGTTTCTTCCATTGGCGTTCCAAAATACGCACAACCCGCATAACCGGCTGTTGGCCGGCATCGAGATAGTTGATAGCGTTGCTGGATGTTCCAAAAGAATCCTGATCGAAGTCCTGGCTATCGTACTCGTACATCGACATGTCAGAAGCAGAACCTTCTAGCTTCTTGCGCCATTTCTTCCCGTAGGCTATCTCGATGTCATCGAGTGTCAGCCACTTGGTGATAAGAACGTCGTTCCAGTCTTTCGGATCGTAGGTATCCGCGTCAGAATCGATCAGTACGTTTTTAGGGTTCAGCTGTCTAACCTGTGCTTCGCCCACCAGAGAATCAGAAAAACCAAGCCTGGCATCGTAGAAGCCGCGGCTGCCAATAAGCCCATCCATGTAAACATCGGTACGCGTCCACGACAACTGGTTGTTATCACCAATCTGCATGAACACGCGGGTAAGTGCTTCAGCTGTTTCCTCGGTGGCTCCAGCCCGGGACGGCCGGAAACTGATTTCCGTACGGTTGAAAATCTGTTCGCCAGTAATACTGGCGATTACAGCGAGGATCTTGTTGATAGTCAGCGCAGGGCGTTTCTCATGGTTCAGCGTCGCTTTGTCTTCCGGGTCCCACTGATCCCCTGCGAAATACTTGTCGCACTGGGTAAACTTTTTAACGAACTTAAGATGACCATTATCACGCAGATACTGATATCTCCACCAGGTTTCTAGCGCAAGCTGCTGATTATTCGCCATGTTGTAGTCTACCTGTTAGAAGCGCCCCCATTATAGGGGCGCTATGGTTTACGCTGATGCAACTCCCACAAGCTGGATACGGAACTTACCAGCGGTGTACGCAGCTGCGCTACCAGTACCGGCAGATAGATATAGATAGTAAGCGGTTGTAGGCAAAGCAGTAAGCGCCTTCGCCAGACCTAATGTCCATGTACCGGCATTCAGCAACTGCG